TCGGGAGCCGTGATGGGCCGCATCGCCAGCATGGGATGGTCTATCTCTTCTATGGGCTCGCGCACCGTCTCGGCAAAGGTTATCCGCTTCTTGTGCATACGGTCATGGATCTCATAGAGGACCGTCATCTTGCCTTGCGACTTGGCCTCGGTGACCGCCTCGTTCTCCTCGCTGACGCCGCTGCTCTCGACATCGTAGAGGAGGGTGTCGGCGCTGCTCTCCTCATCCACGGCTTGTATCTGCCGCCGGTTTTCAAAGCGGGGGTCGTCGCGGACATATTCGAGGGGCACCATCATCTTCTCGATGATATAACGAGCATGGGAGAGCCGGTGGGGCGGCGTCAGCGGGTCGATGAAGACATTAAAGGGGTTGACGCGATGCACATAGGGAAAATCATCCGAGAGGGCGTCATTGACTGTGTAGGGTGCTACGATGTCGTCGTCGCCAGGCGGGTTATAGCCGAACTTAAGCCACCCCACATCGCAGAAGAGCGCATCGAAGATGACCTGCTGCACCTCCGCCTTGGTGTCCATCTGCTCCAGGGCCGCATTGGCTACCCGCTCTAAAATGTCGGCAGCGAACTCCCTGTTGGGTTCCTCGACATGAAAGAAGACATGGGGGTAGTTATAGCTTATGCTGGCGATGATCTGCCGCGAGAGGGGATAGAAGCGCGAGATGCGGATGGTCTTATCCTTGGGCAGCCCCGCCACCTCGAAATCCATCTCATAGGCTTTGAGGAGCCTGCGCCATAGCTTATGGCGAGCCCGCATCCACACCTTGGTGTTTTCAATGGCTCCGCGCCAGAAGTCAACGTCGTTCTTCTTCATCCTTCACCTCGACGCGGGCTTAGGCGTCCCATTGAAGCCATACGAGCTGCTTTTCTTGCGCTTGGAGCCCCTCTTCACCGCCTTGCCGGTCTTCGCGGCCTCTTTTTTGGCGGCGGCCTGACCAGCAGGGGTATAGGAAAAGTGTTTTCCGCCTACCTTGGGCATTATTTGGTCCCTTTGCCCTTTTTCATCAGGTCGGCCTTCGGCCCTACGGGCTTGACGCGCTTGGCCCCCTTGGGCTTGCTGCGCGTAGGCTTGGGGGTGCCATTAAATGATGCCATGCTGTCCGTCCTCATTATGCCTACGGGAAAAAGTTGCCCGTAGGTCGTGGTCAGGCTCATGCCGTATCGTACCGGCCCTTCTTGGGGGTGCCTGCCGCCAGCGAGTCCAGCGCCTGCTGCGCCGTGCCCTCGTAGGCCACCTCGGGAGCGGCGGCGTGGGGTTTGTAACAATGCATCATGGCGTAACGCCATTCATCTGCGGCATGATCCTCGGCGTGGGTGTCGAGGTCTTCGGGGTTGCGCGGCGAGCGGGGCAGCGTCGGCACCGTCCGGCAGAGGGCGTCGTTCCATCCCGCAAAGCAATAGAAACGCTCGTTGATGAGGGCGTCGTTACAAACTCTCCACCCATTTATACGATCATTATTCGCTCTTGTCAACCATAATCCCTTCTCTCCGAACACATCAGCGGGGCTGCGGTTCATCGCCTCACTCAGCCGCCGCTTGACGAAAATACTCGGATCGGCATAGATAGCCTGGGGACTCCGGCCCCCGGTGAAGGGGCATCCTTCGATGGCGGTGGTAATCGCCTCGGCATGTTGCGAGGCGGAGGCGTTGCCCCGGTAATATTCCGTAACACGATAGACGTTATCGTCGTGATCGACGGTATACAGCCCAAACGAACTAGGAGCCGACTCGCCATAATCGAGCGCCCCGAAGAGGGGCCAGTGTTCCGGGATGTTGAAGGAGGGCACCTGGACCTTCTCGCCATGCCAGTTGGCGAAAAAGGCCCCGACCATCGCATCCCAATCGCCTGCCAGCCACGCCTGCACCAGCTGCTCGTCGCCCACCGCCTTCAAACGATCAATATAACCCGGATCGCTTTGTAACAATACTCTGTTGTCTGTAACAAGACTACGGATATACATCCGCGTCATCTTATCGGACCCCGTGACCAGGTGGCCCTCCTCGGCGGCATCGACAAAATACCGCTTGACCTCATTATGACCGGGACCACCGGGGTTGCCCGTCACCCGTATCCGCTTCACCGGCACGTCATGCGCCGAGCGCAGGCAGGCCTTAAGCCGGTGATACGCCTTGAGGTTGGGCCAGGAGCCCATCTCGTCCCAGCCGATCCACGTATACTGGTGGCCCTGGTAATGATCGGCGTCCAGCTCGGTCTCTATATGCCGCAGCTTGAGGGTCGCCCCGCCCGGAAAATGCCAGGTATGGGAGCCGACCTTGTATTCCGCGTCGGGGAACATCTCGAAATAAATAGCCCGGCTGCGATCTACGATCTCGTCCAGCTCAGGGTAGGTCCGCCGGAACAAGACCCCCCGCCAATGCTCCCCATACTGCTGAATGTCGGCGGCGAAGTCGCCCAGGAGGAAGTCCGTCTTCCCGCCCCCGCGAGCCCCACCAAAGAATATCTCATCGACAAAAGAGGCCCGTATCGCCTTCTCCTGGGGTCCAGGCTGGGGCAGCCAGCTCATGCCGACACCTCGAACTCAGCCTCCACCGCCGGAGCCTCGGGCAGGGCCGCCACCATCTGCTCATTTTGCTGGATCCACTCCGCATAGGTCTCCGCCCTCGGCGGGACATTCGGCCCCTTGACCTCCACCGTATGCTCGATCTGAATACGGTCATCGCCCACCTCCTGCCGTATCTGCTCCAAGACCTTCAGCCGCAGCGAGATACGAGGCTCCGGGATATGCTCGAACATCGCCGACAAGACCTTGACCCGCTCCTTGCGATCCGCCAGCTTGACATCCGAAAAATCCCGCTGGTAGATCCGCAGCTGCTTCTGATACTCAGCCTGGAAGTCATCGTCGGCCCGCCAGTAGTTCACCGCCTGCTTCGTCACCCCCAACTGCTGAGCGATCTGCGCGGTGAGGCGGCTTTTAGAGAAGCGGTCCAGAATCAACATCTGTATCGCCTCCTGATGCTTGGCCTTGATCTTCACCTCAATAACTCCATACCGTAGGCCTGGGGCCATGATACTCGACATTGCCCAGGTCATCCAAATGCAAGAAACGCCCGTGATCATCCCCCCCCTGATCCACCCCAATCCCCGTAAAACCCAACTCCAATGCCATACCCAACACCTGATAAGCTCGCTCGCCCCGGCACACCACATCCACCGCCCGGCCCATCGTATGCGTCCCAGGACGGTCCTTGGCCGCCTCCACCGGATGCGACTCCGAACGATAGCCCGAGCTGATCACCAAAGACCCCACCGCGTCCCGCAACGACTGCAACCGGTCCAGGAAAGACTCGTCCATAACACAAGCCCCCGTATGCGAACACTTCAACTCGCCAAAACTAAAGTTAGGCCACCGCTCCCGGTCAAACGAAGCCTCCGTGAAACTGGTCATCTACAAATCCCTGGAACCCTATCTTCAAATAGTGATAAGGATGCGCCATTAGGCACTTTAGGTTTTGGCATATCAGAGGGGTGCAATCTCAGTGCAATCAAGCCGCCTTTTGTTTCACCATCTGGAACAAAACCGGCTTTACGATAACATCTACCCCAATCTCTTTTTTTTCTAACCTTTTCAGTGTTTATAAAAGTGATCATCCCCAATTTTGGTGTAATAGGGTACTTCCAAATGGTTGCAGCTACGCCATCTCGTATAAGTAGGCTACTTAGAATATCCCCCTCATTGCGGAAACAAGTATTGACCCACGCGCCTTCCCATCGGTGCCTAGCATACATAGGCCATGACGTTACCCACAGTGCATCTTTTCTAAGGAGTACTAAACACCGACCAGGCGGTACAAACTGTGGAGAGCCGGGCTTTTGTCGATTATAATGCCTGTCTGCAATAGGCAATGCCATAGGATCTGCTCTATGTGATATATTCCAATTCACTATATCCCATCTCCTCACGCTTTCAAGTCTTGCGGGGGCGCCGGCGGCGCCGTTATCGTCGGCTGGTGGGAGGTAGTCACATCGGCTATGATCTCTCTAGGCTGGAGCCTGACCAGGAACTCGAAGTATTTCTCGGGGTGCT